CCTCTACCTCCGATTATTCCGGGGAAACCTTCAAGCAGTGGGATCAGTCTTCCGGCACCACGCCGACCAAAGACGTAACCTATGCTTGCACGGCCGTGCAAAAGCTGTGCGGTTTCCGCCCGAACAAAGGATTGATAAGCCGGGAAGTCTTCGACATCCTGAGAAATCATTCCGAAGTCAAAGACCAATATAAATACACTTCCTCGGATTCGATTACGGCAGAAATGCTGGCAAAGATGTTCGATCTTGAGGAACTGCTCATCGCCGAAGCCGTCTTGGATAGCTCCGCAGAGGGAGCGGCGGCGGACATGGACTTTATGGCGGGCAAGCATATGCTGTTGGCCTATGCTAACCCGAACCCTGACCTTGAATCCGTCTCTGCCGGATATATTCCGACATGGGAAGGCTATCTGGGAGCTGGCGCTTACGGCAACCGGATTAGCAAATTCCGCATGGAAGAAATAAAGTCCGATCGGATTGAGGGAGAGGCCGCCTATCAAATGCTGCCGGTCTGCACTGACGCAGCGATATTCCTGAAGGACTGCATTGGCTAATAGTGCAGCTTCTTGACTGGCATTAGGCTTGGACAGGCCTTGCGTGAGGGGCCTGTCCAAGCCGCACCGCTTGAAAGGCAAAGCTCATGGCATGGACTTACAGTGGCAATCCCGCTGATTCAGACCGCGACCGATTGCGCTTCGAGACCGGCGATACCGATACCAATAGTCAATTGCTGCAAGACGCGGAGTTGGATTTCGTCATCGCGCAAGAATCCACATGGGCGCGGCGGATAGCGCGCTGTCTGCGCTCGATTGGCCACAAACTCTTGCAGCAACCCAACTTCGCCCTTGACCGTTGGCGGGAAGACCGCCATGAAGTTGCCAAGAGCTTCCTGGAACGAGCGAGGGAATTGGAAAAGACCGGGAAAGCCGCGGGTGTCTATGCGGGCGGCATTTCCACCAGCGATAAAGATACGCAAAAGGATGACGAGGATTATGACCAGCCTTTTGCGTCTTTAACTATGGATGAAAACCAAAGCGAAGACACGGACGAACTGGTGAGCAGCGTTGATTAACGAAGGCTTGTTTCTGCGCGAAGAACAGGAATTAGTTCGCATCTACGAACAAGCGCTGGCGCGATTGAACCGCATCGTCCACAGCATAAAATACACCGATTTTCAACGCCAGCGCGCCGGCGCCTTATTAATGCAAGTTAAGCAAACGCTGAAGAACTTGGAAAACGCCAACGGCGACTGGCTGAATCGCACGGTGGCGCGGGCCTACCGGCAGGGCATGACCTGGACGGGAGATGCGATAGGGACGGATATCCGTAATTTTACTTTATTAAATCAAAATGCTGTTCAGGCCGTGGCGCGTGATTTAGCGCTGCAATCCTCCCTGGCGATTAAGAGCGTGGCCGAGCAGCTCTCTTATGTCTTTATCCATTCGCAGCAAGCCGTGGTCGCGGAAAATCAGATTATGACTACGGTGGCCGGCGGCATTATCGAAGGCGCGGGCGCAAAGGAACTGGGGAAGAAAATTGCCGAGACGCTAAAGGACGGCGCTTTGGCGCGCTTGCAGGATACCGCTCTTTCGCCGGAATTGAAGCTCGCCTTGCAGCAGACCGCCGAGGGGCGCGTCGTGCGCATTCTCTGCAAGGATGGCAAATATCGGAATTATGATCTGCGGAGTTATGGTGAAACCATAGCGCGGGTGGCAACGCGGCAGGCGGCGACCGAAGGAACCCTCAACAGCGCGGTGGATTATGGGATGGATCTCGTTCAGCTTTCCGTTCATGCGGGAGCCTGCGAAGAATTATGCGCGCCGGTGCAGGGGAAGGTTTTTTCTATCACTGGGAAGACCCCAGGCTTTCCCTTGCTGACAGATGAGGTCAAGCCGCCTTTACACCCGCATTGTTGCACTCCGGGAACAAGAATTCTTACTGCTTCAGGATGGAAGCCCATTGAATCTATTGTTGTAGGCGATCTGGTAATGACACACAAGGGGAGATACAGAAAAGTAACATCACTGATGCAGCGAGCATATTCAGGTTCGCTTATCCAAATAGGGAGTCTACGATTGACGCCGGAGCATCCGGTATTAACAGACAGAGGATGGATCGGGGCGGGAGAATTAAGGCCCGGAGATAATCTTGCGACTTTTCAGCAAAGCAAGGACGCTGTCAACAGTCAACTCAGGATGCTTTCGGTAACGCACTCGCTCGACAATGAAGCCCAATTCCCGCAAGGCATTATCTCTTTTCTGCCAATTGAATGTCCGAGAAGATGGTCTCCATCTGTCAATATCGAGCAACAGATTGGCCTCAGGAAAAAAGAAGTCGGGGACATACCTACCAACCGGATATTGAAAAATATGATTGACGCCTCTCGCATCAAGCGCCTCGCAAACGGCCTTCTCGTGTTTACTCGGCGATCTGCGAAAAGTCTTAGAAATAGTATTTGCCCATTTTCTACCGACGGGTTCCTTTCGCATGGGATTGTCAGATGTCATTCTATGCCTATTCTTGGCGAAGGCGGGGCTATGTTTATCCGAAATGCCGCCAACCATATTACCTCTATTTGGCGGTCTGGTCGCGATGCCATAGCGCGGAAACCAATAACGCAAAAGTTGAGTCGAATCGCGATCTACTTCTTTTCCAAGCTGCGAAAGCGTTGCTCCTTCAGCATAACGGCGACGCAAATATTGACCGAAAGGCTCTTGCAATTTATCCAGCATTTCTTGCTCTATGCGCCTCCGACGTCGCTCTTCGCGACAAACGAAGGAACAGGTGGGCGGACCTGCAATTCGATTCAGGCGGAAAAGATTGATATCAAAGGCTTTTTCGCAGATCGGGCAAGTTCTAATCATGCTAATAGTATAGCATTGCCAGCACATGTTAGCAATAGTTATTCCGGCTTAGTCTATAACTTTTCGGTTTCCAATGATGAGAGTTATATCGCAGAGGGAATCGTAGTCCATAATTGCGAGCACGTCCTTCTTCCCGTCTCCGCCGAATATCTAAAGGTTCGCGGCATATACGACAAGGTTTTGGAATTCTCTGCCAGCGATAAAAGCGTCTCCAGCACGCGGCAATATCAGCAACTGATAAGGGGGAAACGTGCCGCCTAGCATCTCCTGGTTATTGACGCATGATATCGAGGTGGAGCATTACCAGTCCGACAAGTGGGGTGAGATGGCAACGCCAGTGCCGGCGACCCATACCTACAAGGGCCGTTTCCAGCATGATAGCAGGCTCGTGATGGACAGCAGCGGACAAGAGGTAATGAGCCTCGGTTATGTTTTCTTGCCAGCAGAGGCGGCCAGTTCGATAGGGCCGCTCGACCGCATTGTTTTCGCCGGCAAGACCTATCGTATTTTGGAGATCAGCAAGCCGCGGTTCGAGAGCGAGACGCCCTCCTACGTGGGCGTGAGAGTGATCTAATGGCGACGCAGGTTAAATGGGATACGCGGCAATTCGATGCTCGCATGAAGGAGTGGCAGCGAAAGCTCCAGGTGGGCTATGCGAAGGGCATAGCAAACGCCCTGGGAGCATTGTTGGACGATTGCACCATAGAACCGCCTACTACGCCGGTCAAGACCGGAACCTTGCGGGGCTCCGGCAGTTATTTCGTAAATAACAAATTGATCGCGACGACGGAAGAAGCGGCGGCCGGCCATCCAGCAGCCATGCCGACGCCCGCGACAACCGATAGCGTGACGCTCGACCCGAATAAGGTGATTGGGCGCGCCGGCTTCAATACGAGTTATGCAAAAAAAGTGCATGAAGTGCCCATGAACTTCCAGGAGCCGGAGGCGGGGAATAAATACATGGAAGCGAAAATGCGAACGCATGGCGCGGATTATATCAAAACTGCCGCGAATGTCGCTAAGGCTGAAGTGGGCATGTAATGGCGAACGAGAACCTGATGAGAGAATTAGCGACCTGGCTGGCAAGCAAAACCGCGCTGGTCGTGGATACCGAGCTATTCGCCGACCATATGCCGCCGGAAATGCAGGATAATGCCGCCGTGCTGTTGGATCGTGGCGGCGTGCCGCAGGGCGGCGCGGGCAGCGGCCGGATAGGCGCTCATGCCCTGCAGGTGTTGGTGCGCAATGCCAGCCACCACGAGGCGAAGAGGATCTCTTATTTGATTTATAAGTATCTGCACAAAGAGGCGCAAGGCATTGACTTAGGAGAGAACTTTCTCTTTAACGCCGAGGCCGTGACCGACCCGCAATTCATGGGCTATGACAGCCGCGGGCGGGATGAGTTTAGCACGAATTACACTTTGTATGAGGCGAGCAGCTAAAGCAATTCATAACTGACGACAACGCGCCAGAGGGCCGAGAGCCCCGGAGCGATTAGAGTCCCAAGAGGGCCGAGCATTCCTGACGGAGTTGCGCGGCCCTTTTTTATTTTATGCAAAGGAGCATAACGATGGCGAATGATATTAGTAATCTCGAATTGGGTCCCTGCGCGATCTATTACGGGACGGCAGGCGCGGAAGTTGACTTGGGATACAGTCACGGCGGCGTTA